AACGAGACTCAAGCGGAAATATTACTAACACAACAGATTTCTACCACTTTACTGTAGACACAAACACTGCTACAAGTGGAGGAGTATCAGGAGGAGGCAACAATTGTTCGGCTGGTCCGGCAACGTTGACAGCATAATATGGCAGGATTAAGTGCATCGGGATTAAAAACACAAATAAGAAGCTACACAGAAGTTAGCACAACAGTGCTATCAGACAGTGTATTAGAAAATATTATTTTAAATGCACAATATAGAATTTTTAGAGATGTTCCAATTGATGCAGATAGAAAAACATCTACAGGTAATTTTACATCTGGAACAAACAATGTGACTGTTCCAGCAGGAGCTGTATTTGTTAGAGCGGTTCAAGTCTACACTGCAACTGGATCTACTTTTACTGGTGCTAATGTATATTTAGAAAAAAGAGATATTACATTTTTAGAAGAATATATATCAGCAAGCACATCTACTGGAACACCAAAATACTATGCAATGTTAGATACAGGAGCTACTGGAGAAAGTTCATCAAATTCTGGATCTATTGTTGTATCACCAACACCAGGTAGTACCTTTGCATATAAAATTCATTACAATGCAGCTCCAACATTATTAGAAAATGATGACACTAATTATATTAGTATGAATTTTCCAAACGGTCTGCTATATTGTTGTTTAGCAGAAACCTATGGTTTCTTAAAAGGCCCAGCTGATATGCTGCAATTATACGAACAAAAATACCAACAAGAAGTACAAAAATTTGGAGGAGAACAAATAGGTAGAAGACGAAGAGATGACTATACAGATGGTACAGTCAGAATACCAGTCAACTCACCAGCACCTTAAGGATTAAATTATGGCATCATCATTTTCAGATCTTGGTATAGAACTAATGGCAACCGGCGAGAATGCCGGTACATGGGGAACAAAAACTAATACTAACTTACAAATCGTAGAAAAAGCAGTTGCTGGTTACGTAGAACAAGCAGTAACTAGTGGTGGAACTACAGCATTAACAATTACAGACGGAGATGCAACAGAGTCAACATCAGTTGCTCGTCACGCGGTTATAAAATTAACAGGTACAATAACAGGAAACTCTATTGTAACTGTACCAGACTCAATAGAAAAAGTTTATATTGTAACTAACGGCACATCAGGTGCATACACTGTACAATTTAAAACAGCATCAGGAACAGGAATTACTTTTGGTGTATCAGAAAAAACTACAAGATTAGTTTACTCAGACGGAACAAATCTTGTTGATGCAGGATTTGGTGGATCACTTGACATTGAAGGTAGAGAATTAGTTTTAGACGCTGATGGTGATACGACTATTACAGCAGATACAGATGACCAGATAGATATTAAAATAGCTGGTGCAGATGATTTTCAATTTACAGCAAATACTTTTACTGCACAATCTGGTAGTAGTATCGTTGTACCAGAAGGTGGTCTTACTTTTGGAAGCACAGCGATAACTTCAACTGCAGCAGAACTAAATTTATTAGATGGAGTTTCTGGATTAGTACAAGCAGATTTAACAAAACTTGCTGCACTTGATGCAACAGCAGCAGAATTAAATATAGTTGATGGAGGAACATCAGCCACATCTACAACAGTTGCAGATGCAGACAGAGTTGTACTAAATGATAACGGTACAATGGTACAAGTTGCAGTTACAGATTTAGCTGCATACTTTGATGATGAAATTACAGCAATGCCAAACCTTACATCGGTTGGTACTCTTACGACTTTAACGGTTGATAGTATAATCATTAATGGAACTAACATAGGTCATACATCTGATGCAGATGCTTTAGCTATTGATTCAAGTGGTAATGTAACAGCTTCACAAAATTTAATTGTAACTGGAGATCTTACAGTATCTGGTGATGATATTACTATGGGTACAAATACTGCAGGTAATTTATTAGTTGCAGATGGTACAAACTTTAATTCAATAGCAGTAAGCTCATTATCAGAAATATCTTCAGTTGCTAATGATGATGTATTTTTAGCAATCGATACTTCAGGTGGTGGTCTTAAAAAAATTGCAAGATCAGCTGTTGTATCAGGTCTTGCTACATCCGCTGCAATATCAAATGTTGTAGAGGACACGTCACCTCAACTTGGTGGTGATTTAGACACTAATTCTGCAAATATTTTAATTGATGATGCACACTTTATTGCAGATGAAAATGGCAATGAACAAATTATATTTCAAACAACAAGTTCAGCAGTCAACCAGTTTGATGTAACAAACGCAGCAACAGGTAATGCCCCTAAATTAGAAGCTACAGGTGGTGATTCTAATATTGATTTAGAAATTGAGGCAAAAGGTACAGGTCATGTGACTATAAGAGGTAATACTAACCCAGGTACTATTCAATTTAATTGTGAAAATAATTCTCATGGTCAACAACTAAAACCACAGGCACATTCTGTTGGAAGCAGTGCAGTTCACACTTTACCTAATGTAACTGGTGAATTAATGCCAGGTAAAATTGAAGGAACTAATTTTACTGACTCATTATTAGTTGGTCATGCAACAACTGGAACTTTAGATGCTGCTGAAAAAAATACTGGAGTTGGTATCAATGCTTTAGATGCTTTAACAAGTGGAGATAGTAATACAGCAATAGGAAGAAACGCTGGTTCATCAGTTACTAGTGGTTATAGTAATACATATATTGGTCAAGCAGCTGGAAATGGTTCAACTACTTCAAGAGAAAATGTTGCTATTGGTGATTCTGCATTAAAAACTGTCACTACTGGTGGTCATGAAAATACTGCTGTAGGTTTTGAAGCTTTAGAGTTAGTAAATTCTGGAGATCACAATGTTGGTATAGGTTATAAAGCTGGAGATTCTCTTACTTCTGGAAAAGGAAATGTATTAATTGGATCAAATGTTGAAGCAGCTAGTAATACTGGCGACAGACAATTAACTATTGGTGGTTATGATGGAACAACAACTACAACTTGGATTTCTGGAGATAGTTCTGGTAACTTAACTTTCGCTGGAGATATTACCGTTGGTGATGATTTAAATTTAACATCAGATGCATCGGTAATTAATTTTGGAGCTGATTCTGATGTAACTATTACTCATGATGCAGATGACGGATTAGTTTTTAAAAGTGCTGCAACAGCTGATGATAATCCTTTTTTACTTACTTTACAAACTGGTGAAACAGATATCGCAGCAAATGATGTCTTAGGTGCAATTAATTTTCAAGCACCAGACGAAGGCACTGGCACAGATGCAATATTAGTTGCTGCTGGTATTGAAGCAGTATCAGAAGGTGACTTTGCTGCTGATAATAATGCAACAAAACTATCTTTTAAAACTGCAGCTTCAGCCGCAGCAGCAGAAACAATGTCATTATCTTCTACTGGACTATTAACTATTGCAGATGATTTAATGATTAAAGATGGTGGAACAATAGGTGTTGCTTCAACTAATGATGCATTAACAATATCTTCTGCTGGTATTGTAACATTTAAAGACGATATTTTAATTAAAGATGCTGGCACAATAGGTTCAGCTAGTGATGCAGATGCAATAGCAATAGGGTCAGATGGTGATGTTACACTAACACAAGATTTAGAACTACAACATGATGGAG